GGTTAAGCCAGCAGCGGCAAAAACTGCAGCCAAGCCAGCGGTCAAGCCAGCAGCGGCAAAAGCTGCAGCCAAGCCAGCGGTTAAGCCAGCAGCGGCAAAAACTGCAGCCAAGCCAGCGGTTAAGCCAGCAGCGGCAAAAACTGCAGCCAAGCCAGCGGTTAAGCCAGCAGCGGCAAAACCTGCAGCTAAGCCAGCAGCGGCAAAACCTGCCGCCAAGCCAGCAGTGCCAAAAGCCGCTGTCAAGCCAGCTGCGGCGAGACCAGCAACTCCCGCACCTTCTGCTGGAATGGGAGCTGGAGGGGGTCTTCCTCTGCCGGCAGTAAACGTGCCTGGAGAGGGTGATATGGCTATCAACTCGAATAACTGAGTGTTCGGATAGTAATTTTTTAAAGCCGACTTCCAATGTAAGTCGGCTTTATTTTAGTGGTTTCTTCCCATTAATTTATTATGCTCGGTGGTTGCTCTCGCTCGTTGTCGGTCGATGTAGTCGGCTAGGTCTTTCAAATATATACCTAATGCCGCTTTCTGACTTTCGGATCCAAGCCGTACTACCGGAATGTCTATTTCTCCAGCCAATTGCTTGCTTTTGAATTTTTCAACAGTTAGATGCATATAGTCCATGCACACCTGGTCTAACGGTATAACTGCCTTTGAATTGTATTGAGCCATTAGTAAAAATAGAGTGTTCATGCTCTTTTTCCAGTTGTATGGATTTGGTTTTCTGTAGGCGTTTTCCCGATATACCCCAGAGCAGGCTGCGCGAGCGGGCGTTCCTGAGCGTTTAGCGTTGCATCAGCGAGCGCTGCCCCGCGCAGCTTTTCGTGGGGTATAAGTGCCTCGGTGGTGGCGCTGGAAGGAGCAATAGTGCCTGCTGCTGCGCAGCAGATACTGTTTGTTTCTAGCGTGTCGACACTGTCTCCAGCGCGGAGCAAAGCGGACAGAGAAGGGAAGTTATCCTGTTGGTTCTTCATGCCGCTTTCCTCCGGTGTTCGATAACGAGTTGGTCCATCAGGCGCTGGTGGTAGGTGAGCCGGGCTTCTGCGGCAGACCATGGGCGGATGTTTTCAACCATGGGTTCGATGCCGACCAAGCAATCCCAGATGGCCGGATCGGGTGACATGAGGTCTCGGCGCTCGGTCGCAAGCGCAATCAGGTCGGCCTTGTAGATGCAGGCGGGGAGTTCTGGGGCGATGTCGAACCGCTCGCACACGCGCCACCAGATACAGTCCTCGAAATGTTGGTAGGCGCTAATCCACTGCTTGAGTGGCCGCGTCATGTCACCCACGTATGCCTCGGCGGCGTCGTGAAGTAAGGCCGCGAGTTTGTGTTCTTTCGGCACCAGCTCGGCGACGATGCAGCTGTGTTGAGCCACGCTGTAGAACTCGCGGGTGTGGCCGTTGAATCGGCACAGGTGGGCCAGTGCGTGCGAGATGTCCCGTGGGTCGATCATGTCGGCGTCAGGCTCGAACAAGTCGAAGCGCTTGCCGGTTGATGTGAGAATCCAGTTCATGCGGCTTCCCTCACAAGGTCGGCCAGCAGCAAGGCGTCGTCGGTTGCCTTGTGCAATTGGCGCAGAGCCTCATAGCCGATGAGGGCTTTCAACTGGCGGTCGAACTCTTTGCTGTAGCGGGTCAGAGCGCGCAGTTCCTTGGTGGCCTTGGCGTGTTGCTGCTGCATTGTGCCGGCGGCTTGGGGTGTCAGGCGCAGCATAGGGATGGCTCGGCTCATGCTGCATCCCCCTTCAACTCGAAGCGATCCATCAGCGCAGCCATATTCAGTGCCTTGTCACGTAGGGCAAGCGCCTGAGTTGCTTGGGTTTCGGATCTGACAGCGCGGAAGGTGTCTGCCGCGAGCTTCAGCTTTTCGGCAATGGCCAAAAGGGTGTAGCGGTCTTGCGGTTCCCGGCTCAATAGGAGTTCGGTGCGCATGCATTGATCTGACATATCTTTGAGAGAGGCTGCGTATGCGGCTGAAGCTTCCTCACGGCCCGAGATGTACCCGTCGGAATAGCCTTCGTCGTAGCCATCATTTTTGCCATCTGTGAGGCCGCCTCGGTAGCCGATCCAGTAGAGGATGCCGGCGGCGAATACGATGCCGATCAGTGCGCAGATTTGAATCGCAGTCATGTGGTGTGCTCCTGGTAGTTACATTGGCTGGTGGTGGCAGCCGTTGGGGTTACTGGTCTAGCTCGGTTGAGTCGTTTTGCAGTCGTGCCATGTCCTCGTCTGCTTTGTAGGCGCGGATATCGATCAGTGCCGCGACGTGCTTGATGTGCGCGTACCGCAACGCCTTCACACTGTGATCCAGCGTGGTCACCGGCAGCTGAATCCGGCCGCTGTTGATCGCCTCGGTGAAGGTCTTTTCGTTGAGGTTCTTGAAGTAGTGCACGCGCAGCTTTTCCAGAGGGATAAGCACGTCGCCGAAGAGTTGGTGCAGCATTTCCACGGTTGCGCTATCCGGTGCGTGTAACAGCTTTAGCGGAGGCTGGTTGGTGGTCATCTCCATGAACTCCCGATCAATCTATATTTTCGTTTCACCGCCGAATGCGGGTTCGCGTCCAGTCCTGAACCTCCGAAAGAACCCATGCTACTGGGGCACTCTTGCCGGTAGCGTCGGTTAGCTTGACTGGGCGAGGAAACTTGCCTTCGGGGTTCCTGAGTAGCTTGTAGATTGTTGGACGAGCCAAACCGACAATCTTTGTAACTTCACTCATGCGAATGAGGATGCAACTTGGATCTTTCGCTTCAATCGCTGTCATCGGTTGCGCGTCGGAGGGTTGATCGATTTTATTTATGCCTGCCACTTCAACCGCAAGTTGTAGAGCGCTCCTAACTTTTTTTGGGGCGCGATCTGAGTGAGGCAATTCAAGTAGGGTTTTCAGCAGGTAATCTAAAAGGTCATGGTTCATTAAGTTTTTTCCGTTTTGGATGATGCCAGGCATTCAGGCAATGACGTTTGGTTAGCTCCCGCAGATGCTCCGGCACTTCGAGGAGCGCGGCGTTGCGCTCCTCGCGTGTGTGCATGGCCACGATCTGGCGGGCGTACTCCCTAGGCCACGTCACGGTTGTCTGCCGGGATGGCTGCCAGTTCGAGGCCCAACTGTTCGGCGAGCCAGCGGATACCGGCTTGGCGGACCTTGGTCGACTGGCTGTACTGCATGCCAGCGGTCTCGTGGTACCAGTTGCTGTCCTTGACTCGCAGGTACTCGCGGTCCCGCATAGGGAAGGCAGGCAGGTTGCGGTCGTTGAGCAGTCCCTTTTCACGCATGAGAGCGATCAGCTTTGGGCGGGTGAGGCCGAAGTACTTGGCGGCTTTTGCCAGGTTACGTTCCATCTCGGCCTCCTAGGCTGCATGCGCGGCGGGTGTCGCCACGGCTGCCAGATGGGTTATGGACTCGGCCACCATGGAGTAGATCTCCACGTCGCTGCCGTACACCGTAAAACACTTGGTGCGCGGCTTTCTGACGCCGATGCTCATGATGGTGGTAATGCCAGCGCGGGTTTTGCTGCGGTGGATTGCCAAGTTGATCGGTTGCTCGAAGCCCATATCGAGACTGAGAGCGCCGCCGGTTTGCACTAGGTCGAATACCTGCTGCTTGTGTTCGGTCTCGAACGAGCCGTAGCGGCGGTCTGCGTGCGGCAGAGAGGATGGATCGGTTGGGTTGGTTGGTCCGTTAACGATCTCCTCAATGAAGTCCGCAAGCTTGAGGTGCATATTCTTGGTGTTGGCCAGGGTCAGCGTGTGGCGTTCGCTGCCCAGCTCAACGGTGAAGTGCGTGTCGACTTTGCGGCGCTCGACGTTCAGGCGGAAGGCCAGGGCCTCACGTTGCGTTTCGGCGCGCAAGAGGTGGTTGAAGGTTTCCGTCAGGCTGACTTGTGCCTTGAGCAGGGTCAGGGTGCGTTTGTCGAATTTGTACTTTTTCATGCCGCATGCCCTCCACCATTTGGGTCAAATGGGACAGGCGCTGAGCGCTGTTTCAGTCTGGGTTTGGACGCGATGAAGGCGCAGCCGCAGTCTTGTGCCAGTCGGCGAATTTCGAAGATGCGGGAGGGGTTAGCAGCGGCCGGGTGGACGTGCAGGGTGGCTGTGGTGTGCATGATGTTGTCTCGCTCTGTGGTGGAAGAGTAAGACAAATATCAACCGATGGTTGCGTAATGTCAACTGTCGGTTGTTTTTACCGCGCTGTTGGCCGTTAGGTAGACTGCATAATGGCTTTTGGATAGCATCCCACCCTTTTGTGGGCGGTTGCGCAACGTTTAGTAAAATTACAGGAGTTTTTGATGGCAATTGAAAAGAGACTTGCGGCCGAATATAGGAAAAAGCTCCGTAACGAGAAAATATCCATAATCTTCAAAAGGTCACTAATTACTGTCTATGAAAAAGTGTCTTGGATGAAGTTCGGGCCTGTATTTCTTGCTGTCAGCGTTATGCTAATTTTCTTCATAGCTTTTATTCTTTGGCTGAAAATCTCAGTTAACGTTGACTTCCCATTGCTCAAGTTCGCTAACGTTAAACAGCTTGAATATATGGGGCAAATTGGTGATTTTTTCGGAGGTGTCCTAAATCCGCTTCTGAGTTTTATGGCTTTAATTGCAGTGTTATTCACCATCAAAATGCAAAGTAGAGAGCTTAAGGAGGCGAAGGAAGAAACCAGAATTGCTAACCGAATCCAAGATAAGCAAACCGCCGTGTTTGAGCGGCAGAATTTTGAATCGGTCCTTTTTCGGCTTCTCGATGTACATAGCCGTCTTGCTGAGAGACTGCGAACTAACTATCGTCTTGGCGAAGGTGATAGATTTAAGGCCATCGTAGATAGTGTTTTAGATTTGGTGAATGAAAATGAGCCGATCGAAGCCAGAGGCTTTAATTTTGAGGAGTTTGGCACATGGCAAGCGTATAAGGTCGAGCGAGAGAGATCAAATATTGAAGGCTTTGGGAAGCTGCTAGAGGCGGTTAAGATTTCGGTAAGTCGAGAAAATAAAATTCTACTCTCTCAGTATTTCAGGAATATGTATCAAATACTCAAGCTGATAGATAATTTCAAGCTTGAAATTTACGAAGAAGGCTCAGATAAAGGCAAGAAATCTAAGCGTCAGCTTAGAATGGAGTACTTTCAGCGGAGACAGTACTGTAATATTCTCAGGGCGCAAATATCAGATGATGAATTGAAGGTTTTATATCTGAACTGTCTGAGCGCTACAGGATTTGGCCTAAAGTATTACGTAGAGAAATACTCTTTGTTGAAGCATATGGATAGAACTGACTTTTTAAAGGTGTCCTGGGATTGGCATGAGGTTTATCAGAGTACTGCTTATGAAGACTATGAGCTGATTACTGATATTCATATACGGGATTTTCAGAAGGCCCGAAGTGTTTCGAACTTCAGTCATATGTTCCCTCACTGATGTAAAAGTGAGGTTTGCCAGCTCTGCTTACTCAGGAATGAAAGACCCCACTACTTTCCCACAGATGTGTGTTTCCTCCGTAATATCAATGATTGGATATTGCGGATTGATAGGCTTCAAGAATTGCCTGCCTGCGTCTGCTACCAATACCTTGAATGTTGCTTCGTTGGTTCGTGGAACCCTAGCGATCACTCGATCGCCTGTCTTGGTTTCAGCTTCTGGATCTACAAAAATAATGCAGCCCGTTGGATAGCTGCGTCCTGGTCCGGGGTTTGTCATGGAGTCGCCAAGCACTTTCAGCGCATACCCGCTTTCACTAATCGGTACGGGGCAAGATAGCCATGACTCCCCGTCATGCTGCTCGAAGTTTGACTCACACCATGCGCCAGCCTGAACCCACGAAATCAACGGGACATTTCCAAAGCGTTGACTTACTTCTCGGACATTACTCTCGCCTGCTGCAACGAACTGGCGAACATTGCTGTCCCCTGTTTGCTCTTTAGGTAGCACACCGTACTCCAGCCACTCCCTCCGCACCTTCAGCCATGAGCACAGCACAACCATGCTGTCTGCCTCAGGTATAGATTCACCATTCAGCCATTTACTTATTGCCTGAGTACTTTTTTCAGACCCAACCTTCACCAAATGCTTATGGATATCCACGCCGCGCCCCCGGGTGCGTACACCGGCATCGTCGAGTGCTTCGTGAAGGCGCGCCGTGAAAGCTGCCCGTAGCTCATTCTTATCAACCATGAGTTGATACTCTCATAGGGGTTGCGCAATAGTCAGTTGATGTTAATATCAACTGCGAGTTGATAAATGGAGGTTGCCATGTTGGACCCCGCAGATTTTCCGAACGCCATCGCGTTCGCATTTGAAGCAGTAGGCGGCATCGGAGCCGCCGCCAAGGTATGTGACAGGAGTTACCAAGCACTCAATAAATGGCGCTTGGCTGCCAGCCTTCCACGCACCGATTACACCGGTGAAACCCACTACGCAAAACTTTTAGCGACCGCTGCAGAGCAAAAGGGCAACGCGTTTGACGCTGCTTGGCTGCTCAACGCATCGGCCCCGCAGAAAGCTGCGGCGTAGATAGAAAAAAGGCGACCCAAGGGCCGCCCAGTTCCTCCCGGCACACACCACCACAGTGCTGTCGGGTCGCGACGAAGGTAGGAGGGCACACCACATGCAAACCACCTCCCTTTATCGCGCTGCCAAGACACGGATGTCTTGGGTTGCTGCCTTTTCCACCACAGATTAGGCAACTGTTGCGCCAGAGGTGAGCAACGGATTGTTCGCCTCGGCACGGTGCCGGTTTCGATCCCTAGATCTAGCCGGCGTTTGGGCCCTTTCAAGCCACGCGGCAAATGTAACACCACTGCATGTCGCGGGGCACTGGCAACTTAGTAGGATTAATGCCATGAGCCGAGTAGCTTTAAGCTGTGTTGATCGAGCGCAAAGGGAAGTACTGACGCTCGAATTAGCCCTGTATCACGCCGCACGGGACTATCCCGGCGGTGCTGCAGCAATCGCCGCTACCACCGGTCGAAATGCCACCACGTTGCAGCACAAGTTGTCTCCTACCCATCCCTCTCACACCGTCAATGTCCAGGAGTTCGGCGAGATCCTCGAACTGACCAAGGACCGCCGCATTCTCGATGCAGTGCATGGCCTTGTCGGTGACACGATCTGGCAGGAGTTGGCCGAGGCGTATACCAACGACATGCCTGAAACCCTCACCACGGGGATCGCGCAGTTCTTTCGGCAGGTTGCCGATCTGTCCGAGACCTGGGCCAAGCACATTGGCGACGGCAAGGTCGATGACGGCGAGCTGGCCGAGATTCGCCAGTTGGTATTTCGCGGTATCCAAGGGTTGTTGGGCATGTACAACCGCGCCCGCTACGTCAACCAGACGACTCGCGGGGTGGAACGTGGCTGATATCGCTGACTTTGCAAATGATCTGGTGCAGGAACGAATCGATCAAGCCGTGGCTGCACGCCTGGCGCTGATGTCCAGCGCGGCACCGCACTCCCTGATGTTCTGTGATGAGTGTGACGAACGTATTCCTGAGGCGCGCCGCTTGGCACAACCCGGTTGCACGCTGTGCATTGGGTGCAAAACCGCTGATGATCTGAGGGCTTCCCATTATGCTCGATGACGTGCTCAATCAATTTGCAGACTACGGTCTCGAACCCGCTCAACCTCTCGTATTCGGCAAACTCACCCGCTGCAAAACCACCCAAGATAAGGGCAAGGAAAAGAACGGCTGGTACGTCATCCACGAACACCGCACCGAAAAGAACGAGACGCTGATCTTCGGCAGTTTCGGTGACTGGCGCTCCGGCGAGACCCAGAAGATCAAGGTCAAGACCGGTCGTATGAGCCCAGAAGAGCGCGAAGTCATGCGCGCTCGCCAGGAGGACGCCAAGCGTAAGGCCGCCGAGATCGCGGCCAACGCGTCACGCCGAGCGGCCAGCCGTGCAGCCGGCCTATTCAAGCGTATGCCCGAAAAGGGTAAGAGCGCCTACCTAGATCGAAAGCAGATCGTCGGCTTCAAGGTTCGCTATGCACCCCGTACCGGCGCTTTTTTAGTGCCCATGTGCAACGTGCGCGACCAGATCGTCGGTCTGCAGGTGATCTTCCCCGCGAAGCAAGAGGACACCGGGCGGGACAAAGCGTATTGGCCCTACGGCATGTCGAAGGAAGGCGCCTTCCACCTGATCGGCCCGCACCCTGAACCCGGAGAGCCAGTGCTGGTGTGTGAGGGCTACGCCACGGGCGCAAGCCTGCACATGGCGACTTCGCTCACCGTCGCCATCGCCTTTGACGCGGGCAACTTGCTGCCGGTCTCCAAGGCCATGCGCGAGCGTTTCCCCGGCTGCCCGCTGATCATCTGTCGCGATGATGACTGGAAGACCAAACGCCCCAACGGCGATCCCTGGAACCCTGGCGAAGAGAAGGCCAACAACGCTGCGCTGGTTGTCGGCGGCCAGGTGGTTGCTCCGGTGTTCTCCGGCGAGCGCGAGATCAAATGGACCGACTTCAACGACCTGCATGTCGCCGAAGGTTTGGAGGCTGTCCGCCGCCAGGTGCTAGCGGTGGTCAAGCCTCCTGCAGCGGGTGGTTGGAAGGACCAGCTCGCCCACACCGAAAACGGCTCCCTGATCGCGCACATGCAAAACGTCGAGCTGATCCTGGGCAATGACGAGCGCTGGGCCGGGGTCATAGGCTACAGCGTGTTCAGCTCCAAGATCGTCAAGCTGCGATCAGCGCCCTTCGGCGGCGGTGCCGGTGACTGGGCCGACATCGACGACATGCGGGTGATGAAGTGGCTCGCGCAGCAGTACAACCTGCGGGTCAAAGCCTCCCATGTGATCGAGGCGGTCAGCGTGGTTGCCCACGACCATGCCTTCCACCCGGTGCGCGAGTACCTGGAGAAGCTGGAATGGGACCGTGTGCCCCGTATCGAAACTTGGCTCACCGACGTGCTGGGCGTCAATGCCAGCGAGTACTCGGCCAAGGTTGGTAAGCGCTGGCTGATCTCTGCGGTCGCACGGGTCATGCGCCCAGGCTGCAAGGCCGACTCGGTGATGATCCTCGAAGGCGGGCAGGGCGCTGGTAAGTCCACGGCCATGGGCGTCCTCGGCGGCGAGTGGTTCATGGATACGCCTTTTGCTCTCGGCGATAAGGACAGCTTCCAGGCGATTCGCGGCAAGTGGATCGTCGAGCTGGGCGAGCTGGACAGCTTCAACAAGGCTGAAAGCACCAAGGCCAAGCAGTTCTTTTCCGCGTCCACCGACACCTACCGCGAGAGCTACGGCCGCAGAACGAATGACGTGCCACGCCAGTGTGTTTTCGTGGGCACCACCAACCAAGAGGAGTACCTCAAGGACGCCACGGGCAACCGCCGCTATTGGCCGGTGTTCTGCAACAAGGTCGATCTAGAGCAACTGCGCGAGGTCCGCGATCAGCTGTGGGCCGAGGCGTTGTTCTGCTTCGAGGCGGGCGACATCTGGTGGGTGAACAAGGACGAATCCAAGATGTTCGCCGAGGCCCAGGACGAGCGCTTCGTCGTCGACGAATGGGAAGGGCCGATCCTGGCCTGGATGGAAGAGTCGCAGATTGGCGAGACGGCCACCGGCAACGAGATCCTGACCCAGGCGCTGAAGCTGGACTTCGGGCACTGGGGCAAACCCGAGCAGATGCGTGTTGGCGCGATCATGCACCGGTTGGGTTGGCGCAAACGGCGCATGCCGGCATTGCCGAAAAGCGGGGTGCGGCCGTGGGCCTATGAAAAGCCAGCGGGCTGGGGGCGTGCGCCTGCGTTGCAGCAGTCGGTGATTGAGGAGCCGTGCTTTGATTAAGCGAATCGACGAGATGCTCAAACTATGGGCGCAGGATCTGCATTCGCCTGTGTCGGAACACACAGGCGGGCCGAGTGGCGGCAACATGATCGCCATGTTGATGGAATGCAAAGGGGAGTTGATACGCGGCACGCGGGGTAGTCGGGTGCTGTTGGATGAATCAGCGGACATCGAGCTGATCGTCAAAAAGCACCTTCCGCCCCGGCTTGCCCTGGTCGTGTGGGAGCACTACTGCAACCACGAAAGCTTCCTCTCGCAGAAGCTGTTGCACTGCGCCTGCAGTTCGAGGACCTATTACATGCGGTTGCATGACGCGCATGTGTTCATCCAGGGGATGCTGATGGGGAAAGCTGCATGACCCTCTGCGTCACACCGTGTGCCACTGTCCTACTGTCCCACCTTGTCCGACTCGTATTTAGCGCAGTTGGACAGGTGCAGGCCGCGCCGTTACAGGGCTGTCCTACTTCCAACCTTCACCCGCCCCACGCACACATGAGCATAGCGGGGACGTAGTCGCGCCCATGGCGCGCACGCGTGCTTTTAGCTTTCTCTCTATACACAAGAGAAAAGTAAAAAAGGTAGGACAGTAGGGCAGAGCCCCGAATTCAGGGACCTGTAGCTGTCCTGCTTCGATTCAGAATAGTGGGACAGGCAAGACAGGGCACCAGAAGCTATAGCCGATTGAGTGCGTTGTACCTGTGTTACACCTGCGTCATACCTGTATTGCACCCGTATTGCGCTATGGCATTAAAACCTGCTTGCTGCCAGTAAAATCCACCTGTAAAAAGTACCCATCTTCGATAGGTGCGACCGCAAGCAGCGGGACACACCACCACACTGAACCCGGCCATTGCGCCGGGTTTTTGCGTTTACGGGGTAGGGCGATGACGAACGAGCAGCAAGCGCTTATTGATATGCCGATCTGGATGGTGATCGTACTGTCCCTGGTCGGCGGCATATCCGGCGAGGCATGGCGAGCCGACAAAGCGGGGGTAAGCGGCTGGTCTTTGATTCGCCGCTTGCTCCTTCGGTCCGGGGCCTGCGTGGTCTGCGGCCTTTCCACCATGATGTTGCTGCACGCTTCGGGCATGTCGGTCCTGGCGGCAGGGAGCATCGGATGCCTCACCGCGATGGCCGGCGCCGATGTCGCCATCGGGCTGTATGAACGCTGGGCCGCCAAGCGGTTGGGCGTGTGCGATGTGCCGCCCTCGGGTAGCGGTCAGGCATGATGCGCTGGAGGCCACGGAATACGTAGCCTGTAGCGGGATTCGTCAAAATGGCGCACCGAAAGTCGCCGGGGACCCTGGCGGCATTCGAGGGACACGGGGCATGAAACCCGCGGGAAAGCGTTAGCGGCAGGGCTGCCAGCTTACTGAAATTCAATCCATTGAAATTGAAAGGTTTCCATTGAAAAGCCGTTGAAAAGGAGGGCTTATGACGGATCCACTGTTCCTGTCTAAAAGCGCTTTCGCGGTTCGCATCGGCAGGACGCCGAGCTACATCACCTGGCTGAAAGACAACAACCGCCTGGTGCTTTCGCCGGATGGCAAGAAGGTTGACGTGCTGGCAACCGAATCGCTGATCCTTGAAACCGCCGACCCCAGCAAGGCCGCTGTCGCAGCTCGACACCAACAAGACCGGCTCCAGCGTGACGTTTACAGCCAACTGTCCCCAATGGTCGAGCCGACTAACACGGCTGCGCCGCCGCAGCCTGCTGGCGCGAAGAGCGGGCAACCTGACTTCCAGAAAGCCCGCGCACACCGTGAGTACTATCTGGCCCAGTTGGCCGAGGCCGAATTTCACAAGGTGCAGGGCTCGCTGGTGGATATGAAGGCGGTCACCACCGGGGCCTACAACGCCGGACGCATGCTGCGCGATCAACTGCTCAGCATGCCCCCGCAACTGGCCCCTGAACTGGCCGCAATGACTGACCCTTGGGAAATTGAACAGCACCTGACCAAGGCGCTACGGCTGTCTCTGGAAGAGGCCGAGCGCATGTCTTCGGCCGACCTTGAACGCGATCTGATCACTACGAGTTAACTCATGCAAACGGAAAAACCTGACGGCGCTGAGGTGTACCGTGAGGCGTATTTCCGTGGGCTGCGTCCAGACCCCAGCCTCTGGGTGGACGAGTGGGCCGACGAGTACATGCGCATCCCGCGTGATACCGGCGCCGCCGAGCCAGGGAAATATCGCACTGTTCGAACGCCCTACGCGCGCGAGCCGATGCGATGCCTGTCACCGGCTCACCCGTGCAAGCGCGTAGTGACCATGGTCGCCTCGCAACTGATGAAAACCCAGATCGCCTTGAACTGGATCGGTGCGCTGATCCACATGGTGCCGTCGAACATCCTCACGCTGCTGCCCAGCCTAGGCCTGGCAAAGCGGGTGTCGTCGCGGATCGGCAAGACCATCAAGGCCACCCCGGTGCTGCGCGAACGTGTGGCGGCGAGCCGCTCGCGGGACTCGCGCAACACCATGGACACCAAGGAGTTCGAAGGCGGCTCGCTGTACGTCACCACCGCCGGCTCTGCGGCCAACTTGGCCGAGCTGTCGGCGCGCTACGTGTACGGCGATGAGATTGACCGTTGGGAAGTCGACGTAGGCGAAGAGGGCGACCCCATCGAGCTGGCGGAAACGCGGGGTAGTACCTTCGGCCGCAATGCCAAGTTCTACTTCTCCAGTTCGCCGACGATCAAGGGCGCCTCGCGCATCGACGATCTGTTCGAGGGTAGCGACCAGCGTTACTACTACGTGCCGTGCCCGACCTGCGGGCACATGCAAACCCTGGAGTGGGAACGACTGCATTACTCCCAGGACTTCAGCGTCGTGCATTACGAGTGCGCCGGGCCTGACTGCGACGTGCTGATCGAGGAACACCAAAAGGGCGATATGCTCGCCCGTGGCGAGTGGCGTGCCCATGCCAAAGGCGATGGCGAGACGGTCGGCTTCCACCTCAACGCGCTGTATTCACCGCTGGGTTGGACGGGCTGGAAGTCGCTGGCGAAGCAATTCGAGAAGGCGAAAAAGGCCCAAGCCAAAGGCGACCTTGAACCCATGCAGGTGTTCTACAACACCCGTCTGGCTAAGGTGTGGGACAGCGCGCAAGAGCAGACCAAGGCATCGGTACTGATCGAGCGGGCACGCCGGGAAGGGTTCTCCCTCGGTGCAATGCCCGCCGCCGTGATGATGATCACGGGCGCCGTCGACGTACAGGCCGACCGTCTGGAGTTCATGGCAATGGGCTGGGGTGTCGGCATGGAACGCTGGGTCATTGACCACCGGGTGATCGCGGGCGACCCGTCGGACGAGCGCACCTGGGCGGTGCTGGATGAACTGCTGAAAGAGCGGTACCGGCATCCCTGCGGCGTCGGCCTGGGCATTCTCGCGGTCGCCGTCGACTCCGGCGGTCACCACACCGACGAGGTCTACCAGTTCTGCCGCGTGCGGCGCTGGCGCAACATCTTCGCCATCAAGGGCGCGAGCAAACCCGGTAAGCCGGTGATCGCTCAGCGGCCGTCCATGGTTGATGTGACCTGGAAGGGCCAGACCGAACGCGGCGGCGCCGAGCTGTGGTTTGTCGGTACCGACACCGCAAAAGACTGGATCTACAACCGTTACCCGTTCGAGTCCGGCCCAGGTGCGCTGCACTTTGCCAACGACCTGCCGGACGAGTTCTTTGCCCAGTGCGTGGCCGAGCGCAAGGTCGCCAAGTACGTGCGGGGCCACAAGCGTATCGAGTGGATCAAGGGCAAGGCCGAGCGCAACGAAGCCCTCGACCTGATGGTGTATTGCCTGGCGATGGCGCATTACCTCGGCATCAACCGGTATCAGGAACACGACTGGGACCGGGTACGGAACTCACTGGCACAGGCCGGTTTGTTCGATGAAAAGGTGGTCGCTGCTGAGCGTGTAACGGTTGCGCCACAGGCTACCGCGACACCGCAAGTGGCGCCGCAACCCGTTGCCCCGGTCGCCCAACCGCGACCCGCTGCACCCCCACAACGCCGCAGCTCCACCAGCGGTTACCTGAAGAGACGCTGATATGTCGTTTACTCCGAAGCACCTCGAAGCCATCGAGCGCGCCATCGCACGCGGTGAAAAGACCGTGCGCTATAGCGACCGCACGGTGGAATACCGCTCCATCGACGAACTGCTCAAGGCCCGCGACGAGATCCGCACTTCGCTGACCAACGCCATCGGGCCGCGCTCTCGCGTAGTCCGGCTCACCCACGGAGGCAAAGGACTCTAATGGCCCGACATTATCCGACGCTGACCCGTAATGGATTCTTGCTGCCGTCGAACATCAAGGCCAGTTACGAAGGCGCCGGAGAGGGCCGACGTTCGGCCAGTTGGGAAGCCACCGACAACGGCATCAACAGCATCAACACCCCGGCACTGCGCAACCTGCGGGCTCGCTCGCGGGCGGCGGTGCGCAATGACCCGTATGCCTTCAACGTCATCGACAAGCGCGTCAGCAACCTGATCGGCACGGGCATTACGCCCAGGCCGACCACGGACGACGCGGCACTGCGCAAACTCAAGCAGCAGCTGTGGGATGACTGGGTGGATGAGGCGGATGCCGACGAACTGACCGACTTCTACGGCATGCAGGCCCTGGTGGCGCGCACCGTTGAAACTGCTGGTGAATGTTTTGTGCGGTTGCGGCCGCGCAGCCCGAGCGAAGGTTTAGCTGTGCCGCTGCAGCTGCAGGCACTGGCCCCGGAGTTTGTCCCACATGACAAGTTCGAAACGGCCAAAAACGGCAACGTCATCCGCGCCGGAATCGAGTTCAACCCGGCCGGCAAGCGCGTAGCGTACTGGATGTACTTGTCGCACCCACGCGACTCATCGTCGTTGAACGCCGGTTACAACCAGTTGGTGCGGGTGCCAGCGACGCAGGTGCTGCACGTCTTCGAACCCATGGAGCCAGGGCAACTGCGCGGCGTGCCGCGTCTGGCACCGGTATTGAAACGACTGCGCAGCCTGGACAACTACGACGACGCGGTGCTGTTTCGCCAGGAGGTGGCAAACCTGTTTGCTGGCTTCATCAAGCGCCCGCCGCCGGACAGCGGGCAGCAACCACGCGACCCGGTAACGGGGCAACTGCTGACCACCGACCGCGACGGCTTCACACCGATGGTGGCCCTGGAGCCCGGCACGATGCAGGAGCTGGGGCCAGGTGAAGAGGTGGAGTTCTCCAAACCACCGGATGCCGGCAACAACTATCCGGACTTCATGCGTCAGCAACTGATGGCTGCGGCGGCGGGTTCGGGCACGCCGTACGAGATCCTTACCGGCGATATGCGAGAGGTCAACGACCGGGCGCTGCGGGTGGTACTCAACGAGTTCCGGCGGCGCCTGGAGCAGCTGCAATTCGGCGTGTATGTGCATCAGCTGTGTCGCCCGGTGCGTGCTGCCTGGATGGACATGGCGGTGCTGTCCGGCGCCCTGGTGCTGGAGGATTACGCGCAACGTCGGCGCGAATACCTGCGCACACGTTGGGTGCCGCAAGGCTGGGCCTACATCCAGCCGGTGCAGGACGTGCAGGCGCGGCGGATGGAAGTGCAGGCGGGCTTCGGTTCACGCAGCGAGATGTGTCTGCGCAACGGCTACGACGCGGAAACCATCGACGCGGAAAACGCGGCCGACCTCGCCAGGTCCACGGATCTGGGCCTCAACTACACGACGCTTGATGCCATCGAGCCGACAGATGACAAGGAACAACCATGAGTAAAAAAACGATCCCGCGCATTTATGACGAGGCTGGCAAGCAGGTAAAAGTCGCGGATAAGAGTTGGTACACCTTTCAGGCCAGCGGTGAAGCCGAGCAGCAAACCATTGAGGTGTTTGTATACGGCGAGATCGGCACCTGGGGGGTCAGCGCTAATCAGTTTGTCCAGGACCTGCGCGCCATGGACGACGGCGCGTCACCAGTGATTGTTGCGTTCAACAGCATCGGTGGCGACCTGTTCGACGGCCTGGCGATCCACAACGCACTGTCGCGCTTGGGCGACCGCTGTACCGGGCGCATTGATGCCTTGGCGGCTAGCGCGGCCAGTGTCGCGGTGTGCGGCGCTCACCGGGTGGTGATTGCGGCCAACGCCATGTTGATGATCCACAACCCCTACACATTCACTGGGGGGGACGCTGAAGACTTCCGCCGTGTTGCTGATGTGTTGGACCAGACGCTGGAAGCGATCATCGCTGCCTACAAGTCCAAGGCGCCCGACATCGACGAGGCCGAGCTGCGGCGCATGGTCAACGCCGAGACTTGGCTGACTGCCAATGAGGCGGTGGCGCTGGGCCTGGCAGATGAGGTGGGCGACGGCCTCAAGGTCAAAGCCTGTCTCGGCCAGGGCAGTGTCTTGCAGCGCTTCCAGCATGCCCCGGCTGAATTGCTCGCCCAGTTGGATGAAGAGCCAGATGTCGAACCGCCTCAACCGGTCGACCCACCGGAACCGGCGCCCGTATTGGACGCTGCTGGACTGGCACTGATGGTCACCAAGGGTTGCGCGGCGGCTGGCATCAGTAACCTGGTGGAACCGCTGCTCGCCACCACCAGGCTGGAAAGCGAAGCGGTAGTTACGGCAGCACTGACCAACGCGAAAACGCTGCATGGTCTGTGTGTAGCCGCACGATTGCCGGAACTGACCGCTGAGTTTATCTCGGCGGGTCTGGATGAAAGCGCAGTTCGTGCTCGCCTGTTCGACAAGCTGGTCAGCAGCGGCGGTGGTTTTGAGATCAACAACAGCCTGCCGCTGGATAACGACCCGGAACTCACCATTAAGGCCAAACAGGTCGACACCCAATCAATCTGGGCTACCCGCCAGGCAGCACAGAACGGAACCTCGAAAGGAGCAAGAGCATGAAAGTCGAATCGATGCACGCGGGCGAGTTCCTGCTGTCCGAAGGCGCTGGCAACATTTCCCGCGAAGCGATCAACGTCGCAGCCGGGAAAGCCCTGGAGCCGGGCCAGATCCTCGGCCTAGTCACCGCCACCAGCGAGTTTGCCCCGTACCAGCCAACCGCCGAGGACGGTACCGAAAACGCCGTCGCGATTCTCTATGGCCCGCTGGGCGAGTCCGATGTTGCCCGGCGCGGTCGTGCCATTGTGCGGCTGGCTGAGGTCAGCGAGGCGCACTTGACCGACCTTGACCCCGCCGCCGAAAAGGCCCTGGCCGCCCATTTCGTGATCGTCCGTTAAGGCGCTCACCACATTTATCCATCCCGCCGAGTGCGGGATTTTTCGTTTCTGGAGAGTACCCCATGGCCGATATCGCCATTTTTGAAGACGATGCATTCAGCGTCTCCTCGCTGACCGCTGCAATCAATGAACAGGAATACCTGCCGGGCCGCATCAGCAGCCTCGGCCTGTTCCGCGAAGAGGGTATCAGCACGTTGACCGTGCAGATCGAGAAAGACGGCGACACCCTGGCCCTGGTGCCATCGGGTGAACGTGGTACTTCTGGTCTGGTGGTCGGAGCGACTAAGCGGCAGCTGATCCCGTTCAACACCGTGCACTTGCCTGAGCGCTTCACGATCAAGGCCGATGAGATCCAGGGCATTCGCGCCTTCGGTACCCGCAGCGAATTGCAGGCCGTGCAGGATGTGGTCAACAAGCGCCTGGCAAAGGCCCGCCGACAGCTGGATGCCACCCACGAATTTCAGCGCATGGGCGCATTGAACGGGCAGGTGCTGGACGCCGATGGCAAGACAGTCCTGTTGGATATTTATAAATCCTTCGGCGTGAATCGTCAGAAGCTGCCAATGGGCTTGAACAGTCCAGATACCGAGCTGCGGGTCAAATGCGGTGAAGCGCTGGATATGCAGGAAGAAGCCCTCGGCAGCGTCACCAGCAGCGGCTCCCGCGCCATGTGCGGCAAGAACTTCTGGAACAAGCTGGTCGTCCACAAGTCGGTCAAAGAGACTTACCTCAACACCATGCAAGCCGCGTCTCTGCGTGGTGATGCCCGTGAAGCCTTTGAGTTCGGCGGGATCGTCTGGGAGCGTTATCGCGGCAAGGTTGCCGGCGTTGCGTTTGTCCACGACGACAAAGCGCTGCTGGTCCCAGAGGGCGTCCCTGATTTGTACATCTCGTCCTTCGCACCGGCCGACTACATGGAAACGGTCAACACCCAGGGCATCCCGTACTACAGCAAGATCGAGCCGCTGCCGTTCAACAAGGGTGTGGCCGGCGAAGCTCAGTCCAACCCGCTGCACCTATGCACGCGGCCTCGGGCGCAGATCCTGCTGGAGATGTGATCGTGGCCTTCCGCGATCTGATCGACGACATCGACGACGTGATCTTCGACACCCTCGGCGACAGCGCCTTGATCGAAGGTCGCACCGAGTCGGTGCTGGGAATGTTTATCGCACCCTGGAAGGCCCCGCAGTTTGGCAAGGTCCACACCGGCTTGCGTGAGCCGCGCTTTGAAGTGCGGGTGCGAGACTCGGACGGACTCAGCAAAGGCCTGCGGGTCACGGTCGATCTGCCGGCTTTGGATGGCGGCGGCGACTACGACCTGCTGCAGCTGGAGCCCGGCGGCGATGGTCTGGTTGCCCTGATATTGAGGAAGCGTCCATGAGCATCGGCAGCTATGTGCAACAGAACCGCGACAGCGGGATGATCAACATCCAGCCGTCGGCGGTGCATTCACAGGCTTTGCGCGAGTTTGGGCAACTGGTGCCCAAGGCTGCTGCAGCGGCCCAGCGCCGTGCGATCAACAAGACGTTAGGTTGGTTGCGTACCCACATCGCTCGTGCTGTGGGCAAGCAGGAACGGATTGCCATTGGCGTCGTCCGGCAACGCTTGCGGGCTTACCCGGTCAGCGGCGGGGCGATGCGCGGCAAGTTGTGGTTCGGCGTCAACGCTATTGAGGCCAGCCGTATCGGACGGCCTCGGCAATCTCGCGCCGGGGTTTCTGTGGCGGGTAGGCGCTACCAGGGCGCGTTCTTCAAGCAGGTGTATGGCAGCAGCCCTGACATCTGGATCCGCACGTCGAGTAAGCATTTCAACGCCACGGATTATCCCGGCAGTACGCAAGGCCGCCTCAGTTCTGGCTTCGTGGTGGAAAGCGACAACCGCTTCCCGCTGGCGAAAGCCAAGGTTTCGTTGGACCAGGTGCGACCGCACTTCGACAGTTGGGTAAAACGCGCCGATGAGCGCTTGCTGGAGATCCTCAAGCAAGAGCTGAACTTTGAATTGCAGAAGTACCTCAAGGGGAACGTCCGTGTCTGATCAGCCTTTCAGCCTCGACCGTTTGTATGAAGCTATCGAGCAGCACCTGCAGGAGCATCTGCCGGGGATTCAGGCCGTGTCTTTCTGGCCGGATCTGTCGGCAGAGACCAGCATCCCCACACCCGTAGTGTTGCTGGAAATGGCCGAGATGGAACCAGCGCCGGATATCGGTACCGGTGAAACCTCGCTGAACTGCAAGTTCGAAGCGCGGATTGTCGTCGATTCGATCAGTGCAGATCCGCAACGTCAGGCCGTGCAATTGGCTTCACAACTAGCCGTGCTGTTGCGGGCGCAAAGCTGGGGTTTGGAGGTCGACTGCGCCGCGTTTGTGCGCTCCACCCAGGACTGGACCAAGCCTGAACTGGACGGCTATTTCGTCTGGCTGGTGGAGTGGGATCAAACGATCTATCTGGGAGCTGAGGAATGGCCGTGGCCGGATGAGCCGCCGGGCACGTTGGTGTTTGGTTTCAACGATGACACGGGGCCAGGCAATGAACATAAATACATTGAGCCGGAGGATCTGCAATGAGCTATACCTCCGCGCAGCATGATCGAATGATCGCCTCGATGTTGATGCCCTGTGTTGTGGTGGCGGTTGATCTGTCCACGGCCATGGTGCGTGTGCAGGCGGATGAATGGACCAGCGCCTGGGTGCGCTGGCACAGCCTCGCTGCGGGCAAGGCGCGCCATTGGCGGGTGCCAAGCCTGAAAGAGCAGGGCGTGTTGTTCAGCCCAAGCGGTGAGCCTGCGATGGGCACGTTCATTCCTGGCCTGTACGGCAATGCTGGTGCGCAACCGGACAATCGCGACCACGTAGAAGTATGGCGTTTCGACGATGGTGGCTCCCTGGTCTACGACTGGGAAGCCAACAGCTACACCATCGATCTGCCGACCGGTACCGTCACGGTCAAGGTTGGTGGCTCAGTTCTGGAGATGACGCCCAGCGGTACGCGGTTGGTATCTGAGCAGATCAACCTGATAGGTACGGTCACCGTAGAGGGGCCGCTGACAACGACCGGCGATATTAACAGTGCGGGCATGGTCATCGATGTCGGCGGCAATACACCCAACCACAAACACTGATACCGACCCGCCCTGTGCGGGTTTCTTCGTTTTGGAGCATTCGTTCATGAGTAGAAACAAACCTGACAGCCAGGACGCTATTGAGACCGAGCCATCCATTGTCATTGGCAGCACTTTCCGCGACACGCTCTACACATCACGCACGTTGGTCTTTCCCGATGGCAGCACGGCATCCGTGACCAAGGGGCGTGTTTCGGCCAGCACTGATAAACAGCTCGCCTTCCTCAAGGCCCACCCGGATTTGGAACTGGTACAGGAGTAAGCCTGATGATCGGAATGGATCGTCGCACCGGCAAGCCGTTGTCCGGGCTCGACCATCTCCGGCAGTCCATCGAGGACATTCTCGCCACGCCAGTGGGTAGCCGGCGGATGCGACCAGAGTACGGCAGCCAGATACGGCGTTTTGTCGACCTGCCCGTGAATGCTGGTTGGAAGAGCGCGGTACAGGCCGAAGTGGCTCGTTCGCTTGGGCGCTGGGAGCCGCGGCTGAAGCTGGAACAGGCACAGGTCGTCGCCATTGTCGGCGGCCGTATCGACTTCAAATTAACCGGTGAATATCAAGGCGAAAGCCTACTGCTTGAGGTGTCGGCATGAGCACGGTGGATTTATCGGCATTGCCGGCGCCGCAGGTGCTGGAGTCTCTGGACTACGAGGCGTTGTATGAAGAGGGGCTGTCAGCCTTTCGCGGATACATGGGAGAGAACTGGTCGGCGGCCTTGGAGAGCGATCCGGTGGTCAAGCTCGTCGAGCTGGGCGCCTACGGCAAAATGCAGAACAGGGCCCGGGTCAATGATGCGGCCAAAGCCCTTCTGTTGGCCTACGCCGAAAAGGAAGACCTCGACCAGCTCGCGGCCAATGTCAGGCTCAAGCGCCTAGTCATCCAGCCGGAAAATCTGCTCTCGGTACCACCGGTTGAGGAGGTCAGGGAGTCGGACGATGCCCTGCGTGAACGCATTCAGTTGGTCTACGAGGGGCTCACCACAGCAGGCCCGCGTAACAGCTACATCTTCCACGCTCGCAACGCTTCGGCGTTGGTGGCCGATGCCACGGCGGAAAGCCCGTCACCGGCTGAAGTGGTCGTGACCGTGCTGAGCCTCAACGGCAATGGCCGCGCTGATCAAGCGTTGCTGGACCAGGTGTTCGCCAAGCTCAGCGATGACGACATCCGCCCGGTTGGCGACCGCCTCACGGTACAGAGCGCGGAGATCCTCGAGTATCGAATTGACGCCGTCTTGCACATGCAGGGCGCTGGCCCGGAAAACGACGCCATTCTCTCCGAGGCGATCAAGCGTCTTGCCGCCTGGATCAACCCGCGCAAGCGCTTGGCGTTGGAGGTGGCTCGATCCGGCGTCGATGCTCAGCTGCACATCAGCGGCGTCGGCCGGGTCGAGCTGCGGGGCTGGGTTGACCTGAAACCGAGCAAGTTCCAGGCGGCCTATTGCAAGGGCTACAGCGTGGTCCTTGGAGGCTGACATGACCAGCTTATTACCCCTGAGCAGCACCCAGCTGGAGCGGGCCATTGAGGCCGCGCTGAATGAGACTACTGAGATTCCGCTCCGCACTTTGTACAACCCGGACACCTGCCCGGTGCACCTTTTGCCCTGGTTGGCGTGGACCTGGTCGGTTGACCGTTGGGACAGCCGCTGGACCGAGGCGGTCAAGCGTTCGGCCATTCGTTCCGCGTTCTACGTGCATGCCCACAAAGGCACTATCGGCGCGCTCCGGCGTGTGGTGGAACCGTTGGGCTATCTGATCGAGGTGATCGAGTGGTGGCAGACCGTACCGCGAGGTGTGCCTGGCACCTTTGCTTTGAAGGTCGGCGTGCTGGACACCGGTATTACCGAAGAGATGTACCTGGAGCTGGAACGGCTGGTCGATGACGCGAAACCCGTTAGCCGTCAGCTAACCGGCTTGGCGATCAGCCTCGAAACTCAAGGCGCTTTAAATATTGGTGTCGCCGTTTATGAAGGCGATGAAATCAACGTCTATCCGCCCATGCAGCGTGACATTGATGTCACTGGCTACATTGGCGCGTCTGGACGTGAGCACACTATCGACACCCTGGACGTGTATCCATGATCGACGTTAATTCACAATTCTTCGCCATCCTCACCAGGGTAGGCGAGGCGAAGCAGGCCAACGCTGACGCGCTGGGTATTCCCTGGAACATTGCACAGATGGGAGTTGGGGATGCGAACGATACAAATCCTATCCCGGATCGTCTGCAAACGAAGCTGATCAACGAGCGCCGCCGGGCGCCGCTCAATCAGCTAATGATTGATCCCCTCAACCCCTCCGTTTTGATCGCCGAGCAGGTGATCCCGGCTGATGTTGGTGGTTGGTGGGTGCGGGAAATTGGTTTGTATGACTCAGACGGCGACCTGATCGCTGTTGCCAATTGCGCGCCGAGCTATAAGTCGCTCTTGTCTCAAGGCTCTGGCCGCACACAGATTGTGCGCATGAACTTCATCATCTCCAGCATCACCAATGTGGTGTTGAAGATTGATCCGGCGATTGTGCTTGCAACGCGGGAGTATGTGGATCGATCAATTGCAGATGTGCTACCGGCGAACAAAATCGCCGGAACGTATCGACAGGTTACGATCGATAAGCGAGGAGTGGTTCAGTCTGGCTCTAATCCGACTACTCTCGCGGGCTACGGTATTACAGATGCGCTTCCTAATAATAATCCGTTGCTAGACGGAAGCCTTGATCTTCATGGCGGCCCCTACGCTTTTGTAACCTCGACGAGCGAATCTTCTGTATGTCAGAACTGCTATTACTCTGGAACTGCATGGTTACGCCATGACATCAGTAAGCCGGCGGTCTGTATCGCTCTGGATGGCGGGCAGTTCTATGTCCGAAGGGTGAGCGCGGGTCAAAACCCTATCGCTTGGCAAACTGTGTCCCCGGTATGGGACGCGAGCAATGCGAAATTTTCGGGGTTGTTGGAACGTCCCACCACGCTCGCGGGCTATAGCATTCGTGATGCCTTCACCAAAGCGGAAACCTCCGCGAGTATTGATGAAGCCATTGCTCGACTTATCGGCTCTGCTCCTGGTGCTGTAGATACGATTGAGGAGCTTGCCCGCGCGCTGAACAACAACCCAAATTTCGCTTCTGACGTTATCAATGGGTTAGCCGAAAAGGCAAACAAAGCCACTACGCTTGCTGGTTACAACATCACCGACGCTTACACCAAAGCGGTGATGGATCAGACTTTCAAGTCCAAGGCCGATAAGGCCAACACGTTGGCAGGTTATGGCATCGGCGATGCTTATGATGCTGCAACTATGGATCGGGCGCTCTCAGATAAAGCCAATAAAGCCAGCAGTTTGGCTGGCTATGGTATTACCGACGCCTACACCAAAGCGATAATGGACCAGACCCTCAAGACGAAAGCCGACAAGGCAACTACCCTCGGGGGTTATGGAATTTCTGACGCGATTCGCAATAGCAACCCGCTTCCAAACGGAAGTATTGATATTCACGGTGAAATGTATGCGTTCGTAACGTCACCTTTGGAATCAAGCCTGTGTCAGAACTGTTTTTGGAATGGATCCACATGGCTGCGGCATGACCCGACAAAGCCAGCAGTATCGATAGTCGGTGCAAGCGGCTCGGCTCTGGTGCGGTCAGCGCCTGCAGGAGCGGGTCCGATTGTTTGGGCTTCTGTCGATCCCATATGGACTTCAAGCAATGCGACCCTGAGTAGCTCTGCTGGAATAGGGACTCTTAGGTTACCAAACGGCTGGATCCAGCAAGTTTTTGATGTGACTGAAAGCACTGGGGCGGCTGACTATCGCTACTTTCCGGTGTCGTTTCCAACCGAGTGTTTCGGTGTTTTCCCTGTGTTAACCAGTGCCACGCCAGGAGGTTATGGAAGCAATTTCGGAATGGTTGTCGGCGACGTTACCAAGGATCGTTTCCTGATAAGTGCTGGTGGAAATTTTTCCCCAGAAGGCCGTTTCCGCGTATTCGCATTGGGGAGGTAATACATGAGGTTTTTCTTCAGTCCATCAACAACCGCTTTTTTTCGATCTGACATTAATGGCGAGCCTGGCAATGACGATAACTCGCTGGCTGCAGACGCGATGGAGGTGTCAGAGGAATTGTATGAACAAATGCTGCTGGTACGTGAGCAAGGAGGCCGAGTAATTGCTGGAAAAGGTGGGAAGCCCATTGCGGCGCCTCCACCCACTCCTACAGACGCGGAGCAGGCTGAAAAAGCACGGCACTGGAGAGATAGCCAGCTCACCATGAGTGAGTGGGTAGTAACCCGTCATCGTGACGAGGCCGACATGGCTATGAAAACTACGATCACGACACAGCAATTTTCCGGTCTTTTGAAGTATCGGCAGGCTCTGAGGGATTGGCCGACTGCAGAAGGGTTTCCCTCTGAGGACTTGAGACCGAATGCGCCGGACTGGCTTGCTGATCAAGCTGCATATGGGTAGCGATAGATTGGATTCCAACCCCGGCTGGCCTTAACGCTAGCCCCGCCATTATTTGTTTGCCACTAAAGCCTCGCATAAGCGGGGCTTTGTCATTTCTGGAGATCGCACAATGAGTGCAGCTGGATTTTTTCACGGCGTCACCGTGACCAACGTCGACACCGGCACACGGCCTATCGCGGTGCCGTCGTCGTCCATAATTGGCCTGTGTGACACTTTCACGCCTGGCCCCGCCGCCAGTGCGTTACCCAATCAACTGATACTGATCACCCGAGAAAGCGAAGCCGTCGCGGCCTGGGGCGCAGACGCGGCGATCACGAAAGCGGTCAAGGCCATCTATGTTCGCTCTAAGGCGGTAATCGTCGCCTGCGGCGTGGAGAAGCTGGCAGATGCAGCAGCGCAAACCTCGGCCATTATTGGCGGCGTCCTGGCGAACGGCACTCGTACCGGCATGCAGGCGCTGCTGGATGGCAAGAGCCGGTTCAATGCACAGCCTCGCTTGCTCGCGGCGCCGAAGCACACCGCCACGTTGGCGACTGCAACGGCTCTGGTTGCACTGAGCGATAAATTACGCGCCCTGGCGATCATTGATGGTCCCAACACCACCGATGAAGAGGCGATGGAATACCGCGAAAACTTCGGCAGCAAGCGGGTATTTATTGTCGACCCGGGTGTGAAGTTCTGGGACACGGCGCTCAGTGCCACCATGGACGCACCGAGTTCAGCATGGGTTGCCGGGCTCTTCGCCTGGACCGATTCGGAGTACGGTTTCTGGGCCTCGCCGTCGAATAAAGAATTTGTCGGCCTCACCGGCACCGGCCGTCCGATTGAGTTTCTGGATGGTGACGAAACCTGTCGGGCCAATCTGCTCAACAACGCGCAGATCACCACGATCATCCGTGATGACGGCTACCGCTTGTGGGGCAACCGCACCTGCTCCAGCGATCCGAAGTGGGCGTTCGTCACCCGCGTACGGACCATGGATATCGTCATGGATGCGATTCTTTACGGGCATAAATGGGCGGTTGACCGTTCGATCACCAAGACCTACGTCAGCGACGTCACCAACGGCCTGCAGGCGTTCATGCGTGACCTGAAGAATCAGGGTGCTGTGATCAATTTCGAGGTGTTCGCTGACCCGGAGTTGAACACGGCCAGCCAGCTGGAGCAGGGCAAGGTGTACTGGAACATCCGTTTTACCGACGTGCCGCCGGCAGAAAACCCCAACTTCCGGGTCGAGGTCACCAACCAGTGGTTGACCGAAGTCCTCGACACCAACGCATAAGGAGAGCCTCAAATGGTTCCGCAAACGCTCTACAACATGAACGCGTTTATTGATGGCGTCAGTTTCAACGGCGATATCACCAGTGTGACGCTGCCCAAGATGACGCTGAAAACCGAAGAGCATCGCGCTGGGGGTATGGATGCCCCGGTGGAGATGGATCAGGGCATGGAGAAGCTGGAGGCCAGTTTCGCTGGCAAAGGTGTGCGAGCTGGAGCATTGAAGTTTTACGGTCTGGCCGATCAAACCGCGTTCAACGCGGTGTTCCGGGGCTCCTTCAAAGGGCAGAAAGGTGCGACCACAGCCGTGATTGCCACCATGCGCGGCATGCTCAAGGAAATTGACAGTGGCGACTGGAAGCCTGGTGAGGCAGCTGAGTTCAAGTACGCCGTAGCCTGCAGCTACTACAAGCTCGAAGTCGGTGGCCGCTTGATGTACGAAATCGATCCGGTCAACTGCGTGCGGGTCATCAACGGTGTGGATCAACTTGCCAGCGTCCGCCGTGACCTGGGCCTGTAACGGGAGCGTATCTTATGAAAAAACCGAAAAAACTTAACGAACTTCCATCCTGGCTCACTCTTGGTCCTGATAGCGCGGCGGTCAATCTGACGCGTCCATACGATATCAATGGCGGCAAGGTTGAACAGTTGACCCTGCGTGCGCCTCTGTTGCGTGAGGTTCGCGCTTCTGACGCTATTGGCGGTGACGATGCAGTGCTGCGCGAGATGACCATTCTTGCCTCGCTCTCAGACGCGAGTACCAAGGATCTCGACGGGCTCAAACTAACGGATTACGCACGGCTGCAAGCCGCTTACGGGCAGTTGCTGCGTGACACGGGTATACCTGATGACGAAAGCAAAATGCCCGCCTGGCTGGTGGTTGATCTGGAGCGCGCAATCGTCACTCTGTCCAAACCCTACGACATCAACGATATGAAGGTCGACCGCTTGAGCTTGCGCGCTCCCACTGTGAGCGACGTCCGTGCGGCAACGTCTGCTTCCAACGGCGACGACGATCAGCGCGACACCATCATCCTGGCCAACCTGTCTGAATCCACCACCAAGGATCTGGAGGGGCTCAAGCTGACGGACTACCAGCGGCTGCAAGCCGCCTACTTTCGCCTGGTGCAGGATGACGGGGTTTAACGCCTCCCTGCAGAAGCAGGTCGCGAAACGCTTGGCGACGGAGTTCTGCTTCGCGGCCAGCGAAATCGAGTCCATGCCTTTTTCCACGATGATCTGGTGGCTCACGGACTGAGCTACCTATCTCTGCACGGAGTTACCCCATGGCAAATAACATGGCGCTCGGCCTGGTCATTGGTGGCGTCGTCAGCTCCACCGTCGGCGCTGCCTTCAAGGATGTCGAAGGCCGCATCAAGAAACTTGGTGAAACCGGCACCAAGGCCCGCGTACTGCAGAGCACCATCGGCGATACGGTGCGTCTGCGGGACGAGTGGAAAAAAGCTCATGACACGGGCTCAGCTTCGGCCGATGGCCTGTTGCGAAAACTGGAGTCCAACCTCAAGACCCTGAAAGAGCAGGGCATCGAGGTCCGTAACCTGCGCAAGGAATACCAATCTCTCGGGCAGGTAGCGCGAGCGGCCGAACTCAAGGCCCTGGGCCATACGCAGATCCAGCAGGGTAAAGAGGGTATGAAAAACTCCCTCGGCAAAGCGGCAGCGCTCACGGCGTCGTTGGCAATTCCCACCAAGGTTTCCGGCGACTACCAGGCGCAGATCCGACAGATGTCGTTGTGGGCCCACACCGCTGGTACTGGCGACGAAGCCAAACTGGCAGCCAGTATCAGCAAGGTTGCGGCGGATAAGGGCATGAGCCAGCAACTGCTCGCAAGATCGGTCGGGGCGCTGATTGAGAAAGGGGTGGATTGGGATGTCGCTGCGAGCTACGCGGGGCAGATCGCCGACCTGATCGACGGCCAGGGCATGGAACCCGAGACCATTGCGACTCTGATCAACTCCTTCAAGGAGGCAGGGGTGAAGCAGGCCGATATGGGTGCCATGTTGGGCCAGGTCGCGGCGGCGGGGGACATCGGCGCATTCGGTCCCAAGGACATGGCCAAGTACTTGCCGGCCATGCTCGGTAACATCAAGCGTCTGGGCATGGAAGGCCCGGAGGCGGTGCGCTTCCTCGGGGCCAGCCTGCAGTCACAGTTCTCGCAAACGCAGGATTCTGCGGCTGCGGCCACCAACATGAACAACCTGCTTAACGCGGTTATTAGCAGCACCAGCCAGGAACGGTTCGCCAAGGAAGGTTACGACTTGACCGGCTCGATCCTGGCCGCGACCAAAAGCGGCAAGGCGGCAAATCCGGTCGATGCCTTCATCATGCTCAGTGAGCAACTGATCAAGAAACAGGATCCGGCCAAGGCTAAGAAAATCGAAGCGCTCAAGGCCAAGATCAAGGCATCTGCGGATGGCAGCGCCGAGGAAGAACAGGCCATTGTCGCGCTGACTGAGGCGGCGGGGCTGGCGACCATCGTCAGCGATCAAAGCGCGAGTGCCGGTTTGCTCGCGCAGATTAAATACGGTGACAAGATCAAGGCTGATATGTCGACCATCAAGAAGACGGATGGCAAAGCCAAGATTGAGTCGGACGCGGCGAAGGCGCGGGAAACATCGAACAGGAAGTGGGCTGCGGCGACTGCGGGCATTGAATCGTCAATGACGCGTATCGGTGATGCGGTGCGCCCGCTGACTGATCTGGCAGCAGACGGGCTAGCGAAAGTGGCGTATGGCCTTGGTGAGCTAGCAGGGAAGTTTCCGACAGTCATCAGCGGCGCGACGGTTCTGGCCGGTGGCATTGTCGCACTAGGCGCGGCGCTGAGCGCGTACAAGATGGGCAAAGGCATGCTCAACGTGGCCCGTGGTTCGCTGATGGGCAATCCCAATATTCCGCAAAAAGTGATCGTGACCAATATGCCTGTGGGTGGGCTTGATGGTGGCGGAGTTGATGGGCAAGGCAAAAAAGGCAGGCGTGGTAAAGGTCGTAAAGGTCGGGGAGGCCGTGCAGCGATTGCCGGTGCTGCATCCCTCGCGCCGGTCGATGCTGCCAGCAGGTTCGCGCCCAAGGCCATGATGGGCAAGGGCCTTGGGTTCGCTAAGGTCGGTGCACCCATGGCGCTGATTGAGGCGGGGTTGATCGCTGCTGATACCTACCAGAATGCTGAGACCCGCGACGAAAAGGCCGAGGGCTACGGCAATGCTGCAGGAACCCTGGCCGGCACGTTGGCCGGTGCAGCGGCGGGTGCCGCGATTGGTTCGGTTGTGCCGGTAATCGGCACGGTGGTCGGCGGCCTGATTGGTGGCTTCCTCGGGAGTTGGGGCGGCGGTGAGCTGGGTAGTGCGGTGGGCAAAGCGGCGTTCGGTGGCCCGGATGAGCCATTGGCTTTGCCGGCTCAACCTTCACCTTTGCGCCTGCCGCCGCCCAGTTCAGTACCCATGCCGCACCTGGGTCAGATGGCACCTTCGCTGCCGTCAGGTCCGTTGATGTTCAAGGTGCCCGCTGCTCCTGGTCCAGCGCTAGGTGATGTCTCGAGGTCGTTGGCGGTCACACCAGCCGCTGCTGCGGCACCTGCAGTACTCAGTGCAGTATCACCCGCGAAGTCGGAGCCACCGCGTGTCGATCAACAGTGGACGTTTGCCCCATCCATACCGGTGAACGTGCAGGGCGACGTCAAAGATCCTCGGCAACTGGCGCAAGAACTTATGCCGCACCTGCAGCGAATGTTTGAGGACTTCAGCCGGGAGCAAGCTCGGCGAAACTTGTTTGATGCCCCTCACGTTTAAGGAGCCACCATGACCTACATGGAACAACTGCAGTCAGGCTTCAAATCCCTGGTCCAGGCCGGGGAGGCGGGCCGGCGCAGCATCGACGACATGATCGGCCCCGTGAACGGCGCGATTAGCGAAATCACTGGTGCCGCTGAAGAACTTGCCAGCCTTCCCGGCGTGCCACCTGGTGTTGGCGAAAAGCTGCAGCGTGTCATGCGCGGCATCGGCGCTGCACAATCGAAGGTCGGCACCGTCCTCGCCACCTATAACAAAGGCGTGCGGACGATGTCGGGCCTTGATGATCGCATGGAGACTCTGAAGGACCAGGCATATCGTGCCGGAACGGCGATCAACCAGATCGCTGGCAAGGTCGATCCGCGTCTGGCGAACATTTTGCCGACCAGCGCCCTGGCGCCCAACGCTACACCCATGGCCGAAGCGGTCAAACCGTTTCCGCACCTGCTGATTCTGCAGCCGCTACAAAGCAATGCCCAGCCGTTCTATTTCAACTTGGACACGGCAGCATTTGACGAGCTGCGTCGAGAGACAGAGTTTCGCTGGGCCTCGCAAGAGCGCCTAAGTCGTCGGCCAGCGCAGCAGGGCGTAGGCATGGGGGAGGAAAAATTGAGCCTCAAGGGGGCGATCTTTCCCACCTTCAAGGGCGGTCTCAAACAACTGGATACCCTGCGCTCCATCGGGGCCAAGCTGCTGCCGCTCAACTTGACCACCGGCTATGGCTTCGTGCTGGGTACCTGGTGCTTACGCAGCCTGGAGGAAGAGCAAGGCGCCTTGATGGCCGGCGGGATCCCGCGTAAGCAAACCTTTAGTCTGGAGTTCACGCGCTATGGCGACGATATGCAGAACGTCTGATGGTGACCTGCTGGATACCCTATGTTTTCAGCATTATGGGCACCTGAACGGCACGGTCGAGGCGGTGCTATCGGAGAATAGGTTGTTAGCGGATGAGCGTCAGCCGTTTCGGGCTGGCCTGTTGATTATCTTTCCTGAAGTTATAAAGCCGATGGCGGAGCAGGTGCAGCTGTGGGATTGAACAACGAGGTACGAGCATGAAACCCACCTTTCGGATTGTTGCTGATGGTTCCGACATCACGGCATTGATCAATGACCGTCTGCTGTTGCTGCGTACCTTGGACAAACCCGGTATGGAGTCGGATGAATTCGAGCTGCGCATCGACGACCGCGACGGCGCCGTCACATTGCCAAAGCGCGGCGCCGGTATCGAGATCTACCTCGGATATGGTAGCAATGCACTAGCCCGCTTGGGCCGATACACCGTTGATGACATTGAGGTCTCTGGCCCACCGGACACCCTGGTCATACGTGGCAAGGCCAGCGACATGCGAGGAACGGGCAAAACCACCCGCAGTGGCAGTTGGGAAAACGTCCCGTTGTCGCGGATTGTCAGAGACATCGCTGCTCGCAACGGTTGGGCGCCAGAGTGTTCAGTGGCAACCGTAGTGCCTCGGGTTGATCAGTTGAATGAATCAGACTTCAACTTCATCACCCGACTCGCCAAGGACCATGACTGCACCGCGAAGGTCGCCGACAGCAAGTTGTTGGTCCTTCCTCGCCAAAGCGGGCAAACAGCCAGTGGCAAATCCCTGGCGGGGGTCATCATCCAGCGTAGTGATGTCAGCCGCTGGCAATTCCGTTTCACCGACCGCACTACGCAGAAGGCCGTTAAGGCTAAGTACCAGGACAAGAAAACAGGCGCGCTGGTCAACCTGACCCTGGACAACGACGACGCTCCGGCGGGATTGCCGCCCGTGCATACCGACCGGCACATCCATCCGAACAAGTCCGCCGCCGAGCAGGCAGCCAAGGCGCGCCTTGCGGCGTTCAACCGCTCAACCGCCGAGGTCCGGCTGGAGATGGTCGGGCGTACGGATCTATTCGCGGAACGGCAGATTAACGCGCAAGGCTTCAAGGAAGGCCTCGACGGCGTGTTTCTGGTGGACTCGGTGGAACAGGTATTCACCCAGTCTGGCTGGAGCACGTCGGTCGAATGCAATGCAGGGAAGAAGGGAAAGGCCAAGGCAGTCGGCAAGAAAGCGAAAAAGTCCAAGGAGGTCAAAGTTCTGGAGCTATGACCTGGCCTTTCTGTTTCATCACCCGCCGCCTTCGAGCGGTCTTTTTTTGTCTGGGAAAATGCGATGTCCATCACCGAGCAGCAACTCCAACGGATCATGCCCAACGCCCGCCGCCAAGCGGGCGTTTTTGTGTCTGCTTTAAATGCAGCGATGATCAACAGGAAGATCAATACGCCCAAGCGCCAGGCCGCATTCCTCGCCCAGGTCGGCCACGAGTCGGGCCAGTTGCAATACGTACGCGAACTGGGCAGCGATCAGTACCTCAGCAGATACGACACCGGCGCCCTGGCGGCCAAGCTCGGTAACACGCCCGAAGCCGACGGTGATGGTCAGCGCTACCGTGGTCGTGGCCTGATTCAGGTCACCGGTCACGACAACTACCTGCGCTGCAGCTTGGCGCTGTTTGGCGATGAGCGATTGTTACGCACACCGGAGCTGCTCGAGCAGCCGCAATGGGCAGCAGAGTCGGCGGCGTGGTTCTGGTCGGTGAACGGATTGAATGCGCTCGCGGATCAGGATCAGTTCAACACCATCACCCGCCGGATCAATGGTGGCCTCAACGGCCTGGAGGATCGGCTGCAGCTCTGGGGCAGGGCGAGGGCAGTGTTATGCGTCTCTTAGACCTGATTCCAGCGCAGTTTCGAATCGCTGTCGTCGGCGGCTTGTTGCTGATGGTCGCCGCCGGATCCGCGGCGTTGGCCTGGACTGCGCAGAACTGGCGTTATGGCCTTGTGTTGGAGCGCCAGGCCCGGCTGCAGGCGGACACCCTCTACGAGATATCCCAAGCGTCTGCTAGGCAGCAGCGCACCGAGCGGGACAAACGTCTGGCCCTGGAGCGCCTCCTGCAGAACCAAGACGAAACTCACTACAAGGACCTGACCGATGAGCAAACCAAGCAGGCTCGCCTGCGTGATCGCCTGGCTACTGCTGATTTGCGGCTGTCAGTCGTACTCGCCGCCACCGAAACCACCAGCAGCTGTGCAATGCCAACCACCACCGCCACCGGCCGCGTGGTTCATGGCACCACAAGAGCCCAACTTGACCCAGCGCATGCTCAACGAATTATCGGAATCACCGATGACGGCGACCAAGGATTGATCGCCCTGCGGGCCTGCCAGGCTTACGCAGAAGAGGTTTCTACACCGAAGTAAAAGGAGCGGCCGGGCTGGATGCGTCAACATCCCACCCGGCCACCTTCCCCGCAGATCGTCCCTGCAAGTCCAGCCAAGGCTCCTGCTTCGTGCACAAAGCGGAGCGAGCCTAGCACTGTTTATCCATACAGCAAAGGTCTTGCTTTTATATGTCCACACCCATCATCCCTTGGATGGGCGGCAAACGCCGCCTGGCCGACCGCCTCATCCCGCTCTTCCCGCCACACGAATGCTACGTTGAAGTCTTTGCCGGCGGCGCCGCGCTCTACTTCATGCGTCCCCAGGCTGCGCCCGTTGAAGTCCTCAACGACATCAACGGCGACCTGGTGACGCTGTACCGCGTCGTGCAGAACCACCTGGAAGAATTCGTGCGCCAGTTCAAATGGGCGCTCAGCTCCCGCCAGGTGTTCGAGTGGCAGAAAATGACCCGCCCTGAAACCCTCACTGATATCCAGCGTGCAGCTCGGTTCTTCTACCTGCAGCACCATGCTTTTGCCGGCAAGGTGACGGGGCAGACGTTTGGTACGGCGACTACTGGCCCGGCCATCAACCTGCTGCGGATTGAGGAAAACCTCTCGGCCGCCTGGCAGCGCCTGTCCGGAACCTACGTCGAAAATCTACCCTGGCTTGAATGCGCGGAACGTTACGACCGTGCCCACACTTTCCATTACATGGACCCGCCTTATTGGCAGACCGCAGGCTATGGCGTGGACTTCCCCTTCGAAAACTACGAGCGGATGGCCGACTTCATGCGTCGTTGCAAGGGCAAGGTGATGGTCAGTATCAACGACCATCCGGACATCCGGCGTGTGTTCGAAGGATTTCATTTTGAGACGCTGGACATTCGCTACACCACGACCAACCAGAGGCAGGGAAAGGCCGAAGTCAGTGGTGAGCTACTGATCATGAACTGGGAGCCGGCGGTATTAGGCGGGTTGTTCTGAGCATCCTTGGCATTTTCCGTGAACACCAAGTAGAGCCTGCTGATACCCATTTCAGGAGGCTCCGCCTTGACTCTTTCCAGATTGAGCACGATTCCCGTGCAATCCTGACAGAGAGTCCGTATGACCACCCGCCGCGCTACTTCGCTTCGGCCTGGGCAATTCAAGCACCTAATGCGCGTTGCAAGGCTCTACTGTCAGGCAGGTATAAAGCAGGCAGGTTGCAGTTCCTGATAAAATGTGAATTGATGTAAAACTAAAACGGGTCCATGTTTTTCGAGGCGTCAGGTGAGGCCATATGCGAGCAAGAGATAAACGTTTCAAGGAAAGTATTGAACTTGCCCCAAGTGACTGGTTATTTTGGAAGGATGAGGATTTTAATAGATGGAGGCGACAGCACGATTTTCCCAGGATTGTAGAGTTTCTTTTTGATAGCTTGCCTTATTTTTCTTTATGGCTCTCTGAACAGGTGGGGTTGACTGAGGAGGATTTGTTATTTCATGGCCCATCTCGATTTATAAGATTTTACGGCGAAGAGGTAACTTATATTGAGCGCAATGTGGGGGGTTCATTGTTTCAAGAGATTCCCGCTCGTAAAATTGTTAGATATGAATTTATAGAGAGGGGCGATGCTGATAAGGTAGATCGATTTAGAGTGCTGAGGCAGGTTCGCTTTGTAAGTTATATTGACTGGGCATTCTCTAGGAGGGAGTGGGCTTTCCCTAATAAAGTAAAAGACATCAGAGATATAGCTCGATTCTTAACTCCTTCAGGAAGATCGTGTCAGACCTCAGACTTTTTGAATAGTCATTCTAGTATACAGTTCAATATACCATTGTTCATGCCTAGTGTTTCCATAGAATCGTTGAGGTCAAAACATCTGGTAGGGGCCCCACCGATGCTTGAATTGCTTAAGCTTGGTGGAGGCGGAGTAGAAGTAGCAAATGGTCTGATTGGAGAAAAAAATCTTGAGTTCACAAATATCGACAATCTGACACTTATCTCTCCAATCATAACAAGCTTTCAAAGTGTCGCATTCTCCACTTTGCGAAATTTTAAGATAGTTGGTTCAATTCATGCGATGACTTTTCATCAGTGCTCGGTTGAAATTACCGTGAGCAACGGTGGTTTGTTTTCTTGTAGATTTGAGTATGGTGATCAAAAAATTGACCTGAAAAATTCGAAGTTGGATAGGTCTTCGATAAAGTCGCGAAGGCTTGGCCTGAAGCTGTCTGATACAGAGGTTTTAGATTGCTGCTTTAAATACTCTGATCTTTTCACCTTTTCGTCCGCAGAAAAGAAAAATTTCCACAAGTCTGCCAAGATGATTTTTTCACATTTAGGGTACCCTGACTTGGCTGGCAAACATTTTTTATTAGAGAGGAAGTCAGAGAGGGTAAATAAGTGGGAGGTGTTTTCAGATATTAAGCGAGGCGTGGGAATAAGAAACAGGCTTCTAGCACTGCTTGGCTTTTTCTGGATGCTTCTACAGGAGTTGTATTGGGGGTATGGGGAAAAGCCTTTTAATGTAATATTGTCCTCGCTATCTCTTATTTTTACTGTTTCGATTTATGGGTATTGCGGACAATACTCTAGCACCTATGGAGACGTGTTAGCGTCTGTAATGTACTCCTTTCAGTCGTATACCAATATTTCGATAATGGAAATTAAGCAAGCTAGCAAAGGGCTTAAATTGACTGGGGCCGTTATGTCATTTTTTGGCTTGATGTCAGTAGGTCTACTGGTGGCTTCGCTGTCGTCTAAATCGAAAAACTATAACTAATCATTTTTGAGGCGTAAGGAGTTTTATCTAGTTGGAATAAAAACCAGAATTCCTATATCTGGCTCAATCTTACGCTTCATTGTAAGGAGAAAGCTCAAGCTGGAAGGATTGATTAGCAGGAGTCGCCTGAAGGATTTGTGCGTGGGGGTAGAGACGATTGATTGCTAGTGATAAAGACGCTCGTTGGTCAAGCGGCATGCGGCAGCCAAAGACAACTCCTGTAAGCTCTTTAGCTCCAAACTTTACGTCTTCATGTGGGGCGTTTTTATTTCGTCCGTCACCTGAAAATATCCTCCACTCATTTTCATGTTTCCAAGCGTCAGATTTTGTATAAGTCAAAGTATTTATTCGTTTTGCTTGGTCGAAATTAATTAGTCCTGACAAGAAATCCGAAAGCTCGTCTTCTTCAAAGAGCATGGGTATGTCTTTCATATAAGACATTGGCTTGGCTGTTTTGTATGGGCTGTCTGCTCCAGGTTCATCTTGAAAGCGGAGGACTACACCTTTGTTGCTGTCGGCATAATATGCCCACATAAGTTGGTTGATGGGCGAATCAGTCAAGCATAAGATTTTAGACTTGGAGAGATGGTCTCTTGTGTCGCGATACGTTTGATGAATATTTTTGTCTATAGCTGCAAATGATTTCCGAATCCCATCTTCCATATTGCGCATAAAGACCTTTTTAGGTACGTCTTTAAGGTATGGTCTCATGAGGTCAAATGCAGCTGACATTTTGTTTTCAGGATGTCCCCGGAGCTCACCCATATGTACCTTCCAAAGTTTGTCTAGCGTAGCGCGAAGTACTTTGTCACGATCAAAGTCGATACGAAGGTCAAACTGGATGTCGTAGGGGTCGTTCAAGGTCGCAGGTGTACTCCAACGAAGGGTCTGGTTTTCAAGCACAATGTTAGCTGTGCTGTAGGGCATATACTTATAGAAGGCTTCAGGCATGGTTCTGGCTCAATGTGACTGTTTGATTCGATGCCATCATGCCTCGTCTCGATTGTCAATTGGCGCGGTTCGCGGCCGAAACCATCGCCTACCTTCGATAGACTGGCTTTCAAAAATGTTAGTGTGATGCACTCTTGCCTGTGTGAAAGCTTGCTTAAAAATTGCTACCCGACTACGAAATTAAGCGGGATGGGGCTGGCGGGCCGGACATCTGATGGGTAACTATATATATCCATTCCATGATCGAACGGATCGTTCTTGTGGAACCTCAAGCGCCCAGCATGGGGCAAACCATACGCCAATCTATGCCATCCAATGCCAAATATGCGTTTATGCAACAGGATGCATGCACGCATTACAGCCAGCAACCACGGGCCTATCCGCCAAAACCGTGCTCATACTCCTACACAATCGGGGTGTGCTTTGTCAGAGACGATTCGTTCGTAGCTTCGCCAAGCCCTGCTTGATGTGCCCAGCGTTTTCGCCGATCACGAATAGAGCACCACGTACGTTGTCACCGACCTCATCCATGCCTTGCTTTTCGCTTTGGAGAGCCAACTCCATCAGAGCTGCTTCCAACGCGAGCTGATTCTCGTACATTCGTTCAAGCAAATCTGGGAGTGAGTATTCCCCTGCCATATGTATCACCCCGCCTAAAAGGGCTAAGCATAGCAGTGGCCTAGTAAATTGGTGCTTGCTTAGAAATTGCTACGAGAACGACCGCTCAATGCCTCGAAAGCAGGGATAGTGGCGGTTTTGTGGAGGGCTACGTCCAATCCATCATGGGGGCGACGGAGAAGCGGCGGGAGAGTGGGGCGGTTTGTAGGGGCATGGGGGATCTGAGTCAGCGAGACGAATGGGGCGCAGTTTATCAGGAACGGATCTTGGGTGCCGGTGAGGCAAGTTTTGCGCGCATTACCACTTCGAACGAGGACGTTGCCGTGTGTGGAATACGCCAAGGATCTGCAGTCGATCACCCCGCACTCTATACGGGATCAGATAGGACCAGTTGGGGACTGCCCATTCGCGAGTATGTTTCACCCGACCTTCGCGTCCTATAGAAGGAAACTGAGCCAGCCTGTCGACGCTGGCGAAAATGGCATCCGAGAAGTCGTCAGCGGCTTTTGGATTTTCGAGAGCGATATAATTCGCTTCGTCTTCCAGATTTTTGAGTGCTTTTTCAAGCCACTCAACCCGCATTCTTGCTCCAGCGCCTAGCGCGCATGGCTGCCACTTGGTCATCAGTGGCGAATTTGCCTTCGTCGGCGTTTTTTATCGCCAGCTCGATCTGAGCGGTTAGCGTTTTTTCGTGCTCGATGTAGTCGCGAAGAACATCCATTGCTAGGTAGCTCGCTGTCTGGCCGTTGGTTTTGGCCAAGTCGGCGAGAGAGTTGGACAGGTCTTCCGGCAGGTTTAGGGATATCCCAGTCATGGCGGTCTCGATGGTGGACGGTTGTGGGGCATCTTACACCTTGATGTGCTTGGTTGACTCAGCAGTCCGTCGTGAGGTGTATCTGGAAGTGAATTGCTTTTCGCTGCCTACTCAAAATTAAGTACCGTAGTCTGGCTTCGATATCTGCCCTTGAGTGACGCGGTTCACGTCATCGGCTTTCGTGAAGCCAACAAACTGGGGGGGCAAAAATAATGACCAGAAACTCCCGTTCTGAAAGGGTTGATGCAGTGAACCCGGAATGGCCGGCTGAGGACTTTTCTAAGGCCAAACCAGCGAGCGAGGTGCTTGTGGGATTGTTTGGTAAAGCTCAGGCGAAGGAAATGCTCAAGCCCAAGCGGGGCAATCGGCAGTAACCAAAGAGCACTTCAAAGTTCGTTTTGACGCTGACGTGCTGGAGCGATTCTGCGCTTTCGGGCTAGGCTGGCAAAACGCGAATGAATGCCGCTTGGCCGATTGGCTCAAGACGCCCACGCCAGATGAGCTGAAGGCCTAAGGCAATAAGCCACCGATTTGGCTTATTGCTGTCTCGTGATTAGCTTTTTTCAGCGATAACATAAATAAATCTGTTCCTTTTTTGTTTGCACGAAGGAGGTTGGATGCCGGGTGCTGAAGCTTATGAGCCTTGGACATCCGGTTTTAAAAAAGCCCAAATGAGCGGCGTAAGAAATGGAGTTTTCACTGGCCCGTACAACGGAAGTAAAGATATTGCGGCGCAAAACCACAACACTTCTTGGGAGTTTTCCTACGTTTCTCAGAGCTTGCCCGTCGGACCACCCGCCGCTAACCTTCTGAGGTCGCTGCAAACCCAGCGGCCGGAGGTGGAAGTCCGTATTGCTAAGGCGTTTTAACTCCCGAAAATATTGGAGCTTCGCCATGCGCAACAACACACGCAGTTCTTCACTTGACCAAACCGCATCGCCCGTCGACCCCAAGCTTCAAGCCGCAGCCCAGTGAGCAATCCATCATCACTTGCCCCCATCGGACGACGCTGCGTCCGCCGAACACCCAAGCAACAACCTATTCCTCGTAAACCCAACCATCGACCCCGAAACCCTCCTGGCCAACGCCGCCGAAAACCTCGCAGCCGCCAACGAAATGGCCGCCACTTTGGCGTTCGATCTCGACGACTCCCAGCGTGCCATCGCCCTGGGCATCCAGCAGTTAATCGAGTTGAGCTCGCTGCTCGTTGACCGAGCCCAGGAGCAGGTTGCGCCTGTAACCGCCTCAGTCAAAGCCTGATAACCAACCCTGCCGCCTCACCCAAGGCGGCAACCTGAACTCATGCTGTCACCCAGCAAAGTTTCATAACTCCCTGCGCCGTTGAGGTCTACGATCCCCTACTGAGAGAGGACCCCAGCGCCTCCAGCCCATAGGGAACTGAAACCATGATCTCGAACCTCGTCAAACTTGTGATGATCACCGGCACGTTGCTGTTGAGCGCTTGTTCATCTTCATCGAGCGTGACCAACAGCGACCCGTGCTTTTCAGGCGGGTGCCAGGCGTTTGGTGACCATAGCCCCAACAAAGCCGCGAAGATGAATTTTGGTGGCAGTGGGTTGGGGAGTAGTTATGGGGAGTATGGTTCGGGGTTGTTGCATGATGATTG